TCGGTCACGACACGCGCGACTTGCTTGCGAACACGAAGAGCGGATTGCTGCAACTGCGCAGCGACGCGCACGGCCTCGCTTTCGAAGTGACCCTACCGCCAAACAATCAACGCGCTCAGGACGTGCGATCTTTGGTAACGGCTGGTGTGTTGTCAGAAATGTCTTTTGGATTTCAGGTGATTGCCGACTCGTGGAGCGGCAACACTCGCACACTCTCGCAAGTGTCGTTGCGGGAGGTAAGTTTGGTCGAATCCGGCGCTTATCCGCAGACGAGCGCCGAAGCAAGAAACCTTTCCTCGGGCCTAGCCCGTCTTCGTCTGCGTCTAAGGATGCCATCATGAAACTATCTGAAATGTTTGAAACTCGCAAAGCGCTCACTGCTGAGCGCGATTCCATTCTCGCACAAGATTCCATGACTGTTGAAGTCGAGGCACGCGGACACGAAGTAGCCAACGAACTTGGCAAACTTGACGCAGAGATCCGCGCCGCTCAAGTTCGTGAGCGTTTCGCATCGTCAAGCGCTATTGAAAACATGGCAAAGCGCGACAATGAGCGCTCGCTCGATATCCGCGATTCCAAGAAGTACGAAGACGAATTTGTTAACTACCTTCGTTCGGGAACCATGCCCGAATCGCGCGCGCTGATTTCAAATTCTTCCTCGTCGATCCTCATCCCTAAGGTGTATGAAGATGCCGTGATGAAGTACTTGAGTGCTCAAAGCATCATGAGAAATATTGGAGACCTGAAGACAGGTTGCCAAGGATTCCAAGCGCTTCGATATTCAACGCTCAAGACTGCTGACTACACCAGCGCATGGACGCTAGCCGATACAGGTTCCGTCGTAGCAACTGATGCAGATCCTTTGTTCACTGAAGTTTCATTGCCTCCGATTCTGTGCTTGCCAAAGACAGAAGTGTCTCAACAGTTGATTGTGCAAGCCGACCGCGGATTTAATGTCGAACAAGAGGTTTTGTCGCATTTACAGGTACAATTATCGAAAAACCTTGAGTTCGGGTACGTGGCTGGATCAGGCACAAACTCGCCTACAGGCATCTTCACCGTCAACAGTACGACGGGTATTAACATCACTACAGCAACGGCTACCGCTGCACTCGGCAATACCCGCGCAGCATCTATCGGTGGTGTGACCACTGCTGGATGGTTGGCGAAGTTGACTGAGATGCGATACAGCAAGTTGCCAGCGGCTTACTGGAATAGTTCTGCATGGATCATCCCGCAAGATGTCTACGCAGTCATTGCCGGAATCGTTGTGAACAATGTCCCGCTCTTCGTTCCAAGTGGAGATGCTGGCATTACTAACGCTGCGCCATTCACGTTGATGGGCTTGCCTGTGTACGTGACTGAGTACGTACCTACGCAAAACACAACGATCAGCACTGGCAAGAACTGCCTAGTAGTGTTGGGCACTATCAAGGAAGCCTTTGCAATGCGTGAATGGGGCCCTTCGATGTCCATCACGCGCGACGAGTACAGCCTCAGTGGTACGGGCCGTATCCGCTATCAGGGCATGATGTTTGCAAACTCCAATTTCACACGCGTGAATGCGCTGGTGCAGTTGCAAGTAACAAACGCTGGTAGTTAACTTCTACGCCTCTCAAAGTTGGGTGGGCGAGGCTTCGGCCTCGCCCACCTAATGCAAAAATATGCCTATAGATCAAAACAAATTCCGAAGTTGGGCAAGGATTCCACATACGGAAGATGATCCGGCTATTGGTATTGCATGGGCGGCGGCAGTGCGAGAATTGGAAGAGCGCACCGGGTGGTGTGTCGAAACTGTTACGCGTACGCAGTGGGTGCCAGCAGCGCCCGTGACGAACTACGGCGGTCTCTATCTCCGTTTGGAGCGCCAAGGCGACCTAGCGGGTACGACGACGCTTTACAGCGACAGCGCTACGCCTCCGCTTACTGGAACGTGCGCCGAGATCATGATCAACGGGCTTATCTACGTTGATATGGACATAGACAATTTGACTTACCCAGTGACGCTGACCGTAACAGCGGGTAACGCGGCGCTGAATCCACTGCTAGAGATGGCGCTCCTCCAGCGCGTGGCACACCATGTGGCAAGCCGCGGCGATGACACGGTTGCCCTGGACTCGACCTACTGGGACAGGGTGACATCAATGATGGGCAAAGGAATAGCGTAAGTGGCCGGCCACGTTCCATCTGGGATGCTGCGCCTGAGCATGACCGCACAGAACCCTGTGCGAACGGTCGACGATTACGGACAGGCTGAAACTTCGTGGATTTCAGTAGCACAGATTGCCTGCCACATCGAGACGGCGCGAACGAACGAAGTCATCGGCGATCTCGGAGTAAACACCCGTTCTGATTGGCGCATCATTGCTGCCTTTCACCCGTCGGTGACCAACAACTCAAGACTCGTGTATCAAGACAACGGCACTGAACGAGTGTTCCATATCCGCGCCTGTTGGGATCGCGATCAAAAGCGCCGACGTCTTGAGATCGAAGCCACGGAGGAAACGGCATGACCGCTACCAAAGTGACTATCAAGACACAGTTCATTGACCACAACGTCCGCAAGGCGCTGAAGAATTTGGGCCCTAAAGTGGCACAGAACGTCCTGAAGCGCTCGATGCGTAAGGCGCTTGACCCAATGCGCAAGGCATTACGGCAGACCTGGCTTTCCGCAAACTACCGCGGGTACCCATGGCATCGCCAAGAGATCGCAAACGCCACGAAGGTCGACGTACGTAGAGGCGGTGGCGGAACATCCGCTCCGATCCTTGGCCGCGTCGGTGTCATGTACGGAAAGTCTGCCGGAGCAAACGCAAGTGGGCGCCAAAAGATTTGGCACTTGCTCGAAGGTGGCTTCCGGCACTTTGGCGGGAAGTCGAGCGCCTACAAGAACTTCAGTTCCACGGCAAGGGCAGAGCGAGACAACTACAGGGCCATCATCAAGCAGAACCGCCCAGCAGCGCTTAAGGCTCCGAAGACAGAGCGAGCAGCGCGGATGCGTGCCGTCTTTGCTGCTGCACGTGATGCCGCACCTACGTTTGTTGTGGAGCGAGACATACGTAGCCGCAACCGAGCCTCATCGCAAAGTAAGCAGATCGCAGGATCGGGTAGATCCCGGAAGGTCGTTGAGCGCTTGATGCAGAAGACGATGCAAAACCTGCGGGACTACATCTTGCTTGAAGCAAAGGCGGCTCTCAATGGCAAGTAGCCCAAGCATCGAACTCATGACGCTCGCGCTGTACGAGTACACACAGGGCGAAGTAAACGCCGAGATATCGCCACGCTGGCGCCGTCAGGGCGACCCATTGCCGTACTGCACCTATGAGATGTCGTCTGCAAACTACGTCTTCAACTCAAACGCGATGACGAATATGGCTACCCTCACGTTCTCATGGACGGTCGTTGCCCAAACGCTCGCCGAGTCTTTAGTCACTGCCGACGAACTAGCCCTAGCGTTCGTCGACTCGTTCACCAAATCTAGCGTTACATTCCGATGCATTGACTTGTCCATGAGGACGGTCGATGCGGTTCCTGATGATGGCACAGGCGATGCGGAGCGCATCGTTGTGGTGTCAACTTCCTTCCTCGCTCACGACGAAAGTTAACCATGCCTACGACCTACTTTGCTGGATACGGCGGATCGCTCACTATCAATGGCGCTGCAATTCCTGTGCAAAATGTGACCATCGACCATTCACGCCAAGAGATCGACATCACAAGCACTGGCGATCTAACGACCTTCGCAATGGCTGGCCGAGTAACGCGCAAACTGTCCTGCACCGCATTGGTGACAACGGCGACAGAAACGGCGCTGACCTTGCTAGTAGACACGACTACAGATACTAAAACGGTCGTTGCATGGCTTGACGGAAATAGCGGTATTGGTCATTCGATGACCTGCCTACTAACCAGTGCCAGTCGTTCGTACGACGGGCAGGGCGCAGCGACTATCAACTTTAGTTTCAGCGAGGCTAGGGTCTAATGCCAATCGGATCCGAATTTCTAGGAGACGGTTGGAGAGACGCCAGTATCCCTGGCTTGCCACCGTTACAGGTGCGGCGCCCAGTGATGCGCGATATGGCTGCGGCTGGTGGAAATCAGTACTGGTGGGTGGACTGCGTCCGATGCGCGGACGGTTCACGCCTCTTACCTGATGGCGTCGCTGCTGCTGATCTTCAAGCGGAAATCGGTAACGCCATTATCGCGGAGGTAATGAAAGACCGTTTTACTCAAGCGCCGAAAGGCGCATCTGGAGAATGAGCCCAGCGGCACGGATGGATATGCCGCTCGGCTTGATGGTGGAAATGACACCCGAAGAACGTATCGAAAGCCTACTCATCACCCTGTGTTGCTCGATCACACAACAACCACCACATAAAATTGCACCATGGCGTCTGACTTAAAAGCATCCGTTTCGATTACCGCGGACACCTCCGGCCTTATCAAAGGCGTGAATGGTGCCATGGAGAAGATAAGTCGTATCAGCGCGACGTCTTCGATGATGGCTGGCATGATGGGTGCAGGGCAGATCCTTGGCTATGCTCAACAACTACTCGGGATCGTTAGCGACCGATCCCAACACCTGAGCAAACTAGCACACACGTTTAGCCCTGAGGCAATGACCTCGGCTGCGAACCTTTCGCAAGCGCAGTTGGCATCAGATCAGAAAATTGGGCAAGCGATGGGCCCGGCACAGGCTGGCATTGACCGTATGAAGCAGGAATACTTAGCGGAAGAAACTGCGAACACGCTAAAGAATGCGGAAGCAATCGGCGAAGGCATGATTACCTTGAATGCTATTTGGGAGCAGACAAAGGCAATAGGTGTTGGCGCTGCTGATGCGTCACTCATGGCACTGGGAGCCGCTACAAAGGTTCCTGAGATGGTTGACGCAATGGCAGCAAATCCAATTCAGGCGGCGGCTGGTACTGCGCTGCAACCAATCATGGGCGCTGGTAGCACTGGGATCATGATGGCGATCGAATCAACACTCATGGCGATCTTTTCGAAAGTGAAGGGCGACTAATGGGAGCGCTAAAGATCAACGAGATTGCCGGAAGCCCTTCGTACCGTATTGGTTCGCCTGGTCAACCATTTACGCGCACGGATACTTACGTAGTGACATGGGTGCCGGACGACGTAGCAGATGTGCAAGCAATGCCAGATGACGGCACGATCATGATCGAGGCATCGACGGTAGGCGCCGGTGTCATTATTCCGAAGGTGCAGCAGCGCTATATAGGATGCGATCCAAATCTATCGTTCCTTGTCTGTGAGTCTGTCGATTGGAAAAAGAACCCTGCCGCACTTGCCACATGGACAGTTACCGCAAACTGGACTAGCCACATTGAGTTCATCTACGACGCGGAAGAGGAGCCCGAACCATGGACGCGCGTCACCCGCACTGGTGCCATGCGTCAGATGCAAATATGGCGCCGAGAGACAGAGATCCCGGACGAGAGTGAACCAGTGGACGGAAAGACTCCGTACGTGTTTCCGCCAACGGCAGCAGGTGACGACATAGGTGGCGACCGGGTGGACATCCAAGGCCAACCCGCGAACCGCTTCGTACAGCAGATGCAAATTATTGTGGAGTTCCACTACGACCGAACCTTCACGCTTGGACCTGATGAAGAAATTCAAGCGGAACCCGGGCCATACTTCAGTGGATGGCTCGGCACTCGAAACAGTGAAGATTTTCTTGGATACGGCCCCGGGCAAATCCTGTGCAACGGCATCAACGTATCTCCGGTCAACGATCAGACCTACATCATGCAGTTCAAATTCCTGTTTGACTGGCTTTCATTCTTCGAACAGCGGACAGCGCCAAACACTGGTGGCGCCGCATTCATCGCTGCCGCGTCTACTTCGTTCCTAGGCGTGCCCTACAACCAGTGCACGAAGGTCTGTTGGTACCAACCGTACCCGGATATGGAAGATCTTAAATTGATGTTCCCGGCGGCGGTCTATGACGCGATTCTCACCGCCAAGCCACCAGTAAATACCTGTTTGACTCCTGCCCGTGATCTATCCGTACGCCAATTCGACTTTCCGGCATCATGAGTAATCAACGTCCAATTTTCAACGCTGGCCTCTACGGCAAGGCGAATCGTGTTGTCATGAATGACATGATGGACGGCACGGAGTTCACACAGAACAACCAGTTTGCAACGGAGTACGCCTACCGCGCATCGATGCCGAACCCGTACGAGCCTCGTAAGTTCTTGGCGCGTTTGACAACCGCTACGGCGATCAGTGGCGGTAGGTGGAGTTACGCGGGTACGGCTGCTGTGATGCTTGTCTCTTCGCCTTACAGCGAAGTCATCAGCGCAGGCGGTGAGACATTCACGGGCGCTATTAATCTGCGCGAAGTGTTCAACGCAAGCGCTACAGATATTGACGGCATGAACTTAACGATCCCAGCGGCTACCGTCGGGCCCGTCGGCAGTTTCTTTGATGTCAGTTCATGGGGCTTGACTGGGCTCGAAGCACTCGTAGAAATCACTGTTGTTTACGCCAAGACGGGCGAACCAATGTATTACTTTGACCGACCCAACCCAATGCGCTGCACTCCGGACTAACCATGGCCAACCTAACCCTAGTAACTCCGATCCCTCCGCAAGTCATCTGCAAAGGTGAGGTCTTCGCCGTCTCGATGCACGTGCACGATGACGGCGCCAACTTCCACTGGACAACCGCAGGATTCACGCCCAAGGGCTACATCACCGTGGGCACGGTCAAACTTGAAGGCACTGGCGCAATAGTCAACGCTGGCGGCGGCACGGCCACCGTGTCCTGGACTGCGGCGGATGTAACGGGCACTACAGCGCTACCCGCCAACCAGTGGGGCACCATCGTGCTCTACGCCGACCCGACATCCGGCAGCGAGAACCGACACATAGCGACCATCTTCGCACGCATAACAGCAGAGGTCATACCGTAATGTATACGAACAACTTTAGACGGGCCATGCTAGGAGACACCGCGCTGCTCTCGCTGGACTTCACCACGGGCACAGTGCCCACAGCAGTGACGTTCACACGCGCAGACTCAACGGCGCGCGCGACCTACATCGATGCCAGTGGGCACGTGAAGACTGTGACGGCCGCTGGCGATGCGCGATTCGATTACACAGCCGGCGTGGCTAAGGGACTGCTACTTGAGGCCCCGGCGACAAACCTTGCGCGGCGGACGGATGATTTTAATACTGTTGTTACTGATGGCACGAACTGGGTTTTATCTGGCTACACCGCTGGTACATTGAGCACGAAACTACCTAATGGATCTACTGGTAATGCAAGACGAATATCAATTGCCAGCGGTGGTGGTGCTTTTTTTAGTCAGGCGATTACTGTAACTGCGTCAACTGAATACACCTTTTCGTTCTGGGCGCGAAACAACGGAGGATCGCAAGCCCGATACCGAGTTTGGAATGCTACGGCCGGATCATCAATAGTTGATGCCACCTTACCCGGAAGCAACTATGTTTCGCTGATTGGTGGAGCAAACAACACATCCTCATCATGGGTAAGAATCTCCGTCACATTTACTACACCAGTAGGATGCACAGCAATAATTATCTACCCAACTTCGACTACTAGTGGTTCAGTCGATGTGCTTGTGTGGGGCGCACAGCTTGAACTAGGTTCGCAAGCAAGTTCATACATCAGCAATGCTGCAAGCCAACTTTCCCGCCTTGCCGACGATGCCGTCATTCGCAGTACCGCGTGGACATCGCTGTACGCGCAACCAGGCGCAATGGTGGTGGAGTTCTACCGCGGCGCGTACGGTGCTGGCGATCGATCAGTACTAACGACCGATCCAACGGCCGCACGGCACTGGCATCTCAAACAAGCAAACGCCAGCGCCACGGCGCAGATCGCTTTCAGTTCAGGTTCAGCAGTAACGCAGACGGGACTAGTAAGCGGACTGAACAAGGTGGCGATCGCATGGAACGCGCCCTCACCTACGTCCGCGTTTGACCTATGCGTAAATGGTGCTACGCCAACCTTTGGCGGCAGCAACGTAGGCACCACGCTATCGACCTGGCTCACGCTCGGCTCCCAATCGACCACGGGCGTAAGCGGCACAGGTGTTTGGGATGGCTACCTCAACAACTCAATCAAGAGCGTGAAGTATTACACGGGCTTGACCTACGCAGAGATGCAAGCAAAGACCACATGATTAACTATTACCTACGCACTACCACACTGGCACAGATGAACACGGCGCTGGCTCTGATCCCTGAGCCGCGCTACATCGACATGATCGGCACACTTGGCGCTGTGCTTGACATCGACGGCAACGTAATCACGCCGGAGGATCTACGCATCCATGCCAACGTGCGGTGCGAGACGATCGCGCCCGCGCTGCTTGCCACGCTCCCAACGTGTCTACCGGCCACGCCGCGCAGGGAGTTCGTCTGATCTACCTCGCCGTCATCGTCCTATCGTTACTGCTCACCGGCTGCGCATCGCAGACGGCGATGATTAGCCAGGCGGCTACATCGAGCGCGGCAAGTGCTGCGCTGGCACGGGCGTACCTGGTGCGTGCAAGCGCCGAGCTCGACAGCATCGAGGCGCAGGCCAACGCGGTGCACCAAGCCATACCGTACGTCAGCGATGACCAGAGCCCGTGGTTCGAGAGCGTGAAATGGGCCAGTGCTGGAGCGATCGCCGTTGTAGTCGGAACACTCATCTACAGATTTGCACCTAGGAAATAGACATGCAATTCACACCAACTCAATACGGGATCTACATGTTGGCGCTGCTGGTGGTGACTTTTCTCAGCGGGTGCTCGGTCGGAAACACTTATCGAAAAATGCGGCCCGTTGCGGCCAAGAAAGGCAAGAAATGATTTTGCTATCCAGTGTCGAGAGCCTCCTCGGTTCGATCTTCTTCGCTTGCAGTCTAGGTCTTGCAGGGACCATCCTCGGTTTTTGGTGGTGCAGGACTAAGGGCGGCAAATGAGCCGACGTCAATGCTGTTGTGGTGGTGGTGGAACAGAACCCGAGGTGGGAGCCTGTCTCGGTCTTCCTACAGATTGGGACTCAAGGCAGTATCGAATTAACTTGCCGGATCTCTATCCGTTAGTACTCGGAAGAGTGATACCGGATACGCCGCCTTTACTCAATGATCTTGGCATATTGCCCGGAAATGAAAGCCATCCCGGTTGGGATATTCCGTACTGCGAATATCACAATGATCTCTATTATTACAACCCGGTAAAATTGGTTCCGGATTGTTCACTCTCGCCGTTCTACTGGCGAGCGTTTGGCCCTTGCCAACCTTACCGACCTGCCTCCGGAATAACCTTTGCAACCAATACGATGCAAACGCTATTCACTCAGCGATATAAGTCATTCTTCCAAAGCACATCCAGTAGCAGCCCTGATTGCTATTGGCAGTCAAATGTAACGATCTACAGATGTGCAGAATGCGCAAACGGCAGTTTCGGTTCTCAGGCTGTGCAAAACCGTTCCATTATGTATGTGAGTATGTTTTTTCGTGGAAGATTTAGCATGCAAGATTGCGAAGGCGGTAGCGCTCCATTCAATACCCGCAACGCTAACTCCCAATATCAAGCGATCTATGCTTCCGATCCATGGACAAATGAAGAGGCTATTGGTGACACCTTTTATCTAAAGAACCTATTTCACACACTTGGAAGATACGAACCTTGCGATATCGCGGACGGAACTTGGACAGTAGACAACCAATGCAGACTCAGCACAGCGAAAGGCACACTATTAGACTTTCCGATCAACATCGTTCCAACGGAAATAACGGTCGACAGGATCGCTTAGGTGATCGTGAAGGCGACGAACCTCCAAAGATGGGTGACGCCATTGCCAGCGTCACAAAGGCTGTAGGCATAAAGCCTTGCGGCCCTTGTGCCAAGCGCCAAGCGGCATTGAACAGGGCTACGCCGGGATGGGTAGCAAAGATATTTGGATATTTAGTTGCGAAGTACCGTAAACTGTGATATAGTTACTTGCGTCGGGAGAAACCGACGAAACGCACCCGAGTTGAGAGGCTCAAATGTACACAGTAGAAACGCTCCGCAACGGCAAGGTTTGGACAGCATCGCAGTTTAAGACCCTGAAGGCAGCAAAGAAACACGCCTTGGTTCAGAATGCAAACGCGCTAGATTCAACGGCATATACCACAGTGTTCCCGTCGGTTCCTGCTGGGCTTCCTGCTGGCACGGTATCTACGGAAATCCTGTTCCGTGTTGATTACGAAGGCGAAGTAACCGCCGATCGTTATAACGCGATTATGAAGGCGTACGAGGCACGCGTTGCAGCGTCCAGCAAGATTCATTTCATTATGTGCCGCTAAGAAAGGCAACCAATGATCGACCTACTTTTAGTACTGTCGGGCTGTTTCGGAATGGGCGTATTTATGCTCATGCTTTTAGACCCATCGCACGAATCCTGCCAGCGGGAGGGAAAGCCATGAAGCAAGATTCTGACGAAACTGATTTTGTTTGCCCTAAGCGCCAAGAGCAACTAAGACAGCGTAAGTGCATTGTTCACGATTTACAAAATATGCCTGTTCCTGTTGGATCAAAGGCATATGACATCATTTGGAACGCCATTGATTTAATCAATGGCTACGAATACGAGGTAAGCGTTATTCGTAATCGCTTGAAGGTGCTACAAGACGAAGTACAGACACAGCAAGACCGCCTAGACGGTTATTTTGGAGGTGCATAACAATGAACGAACTCATCATAAATGAAATTAATCCGGCGGCGATTGTCAAACGCAATCAAGAGGTTTGCAGAATCGTCGGGCCGATCGTCCGCGAAAAATATACGCAGGTTATTCAGGGCCGCAACTACTTGACCGTGCAGGGCGCTCAGGCGATTGCCTCATCTCTTGGGTACACAAGTGGTACTGCCAGTCTCCGGCACGTCGAACCGACGGAAAGCGTGGCTGGGTACTGGGAGGCGACCTGCACGGTTTTATTGAATGGCGTCATCGTGGGCTCGGGCATTGGCTCGGTCTTTGATGACGAGCGACCGTGGAACACCCGCCCACAGTTCGCTAGGCAGATGATGGCGCAGACCCGGGCGACTGGCCGGGCCCTCAAAGGCGTAATGGGCTGGGCGTTCGCGGCGCTGGACTACGAGGGCAGCATTGCCGAAGAAATGCCCGAGGAGGCTTCTAGGATGCCTCAGGATGAGCCCGTAGCCCGAAAGGCACTATCGGCACCTTCCAAGGCTTCCAAGCCAGCACAGGGCAAGCCTGACGCCAAAGGCGACCGCCTACAGGTTCGGGGCATTTGCTCAGGCGTCGACCCTAAGACGGCTAAATCCGGTAAGGAATACTGGCGCGTAGGAGTGGAAACCAATGGCGTAGAATGGTTTACGTCGTTCAATCCTGTCGATCCGGACATTATCGGCAAGATGATACATATCGTTTTGAAGCCTTGGCAGGACGGCGTGATCATTACAGACATTCAGTGCGTTATCGAAGAGGAGGTCCCGTTTTGATAGTCAAAGTGACCAAATCGCAGATAGCCCACGCCTTTATGACGGCAAACGAAGCGGACCAGCGAGAGGATAAAGACGGCTCAAAATCTTACTGGGCAAGCGTTTACAAGCGAAACTTCATTGGCCACGTTGCCGAGTGCGCGGTAGCCAACTTCCTTGAAATTGAGCCTACCTACACCTCGGACTATCGCTCCAACCAGTGCGACCTTGTATTTCATGGTGCGACTATCAACGTCAAAGGAACTAGCCGTATCCACGGCAATCTAATTACCGACGAGTCCGGCTACATCCGTGAAAAGATTCTTGTACTCGTGCGCGGGATTCAACTGGATTCCATGTACGAACAACTGGTAGAGGTTGCAGGCTGGTGTCTGACTCGTGACCACCAAACGGACAGACGAACGCGGACGATTAAAGGTGTCGAAAAGCACTTTACGCCAGCGGAGATGCTTTGGGCTCCGGAGTTGCTTTGGAAGATCCGAGCGGAAGAGGAACCAGTATGAAGCCCTCAGACATTTGGAAACTCGATTTGGACTACCGCGCCAAGGTGGTGCTTTTGGCCCTGTTGGACTATGGCGTACGTGCGTGGCCTCGCCAAAGCACGCTTGCGACCAAGTGCGGCATGAATAAGCGCACGCTTCAGCGCACGCTTGATGAACTACGCTCAAGTGGTCGAATCAGCACAAAAACACGAGGTAAGGCGCTTACGTACACCATCGTCGACCTACGCCAATCTGTCACATCTACGTGTGACACCGGGACGTCGGAGATACGCCTATGTGTCACAGGTACCGACGCCTCCGTGTCCAAGGGATCCGAACTCGTCCATTTAACTAACCTACCGAACCAAGCAAGCGCTACCGCGCTAGGCGGTTGGGCGGTTGATGAAGAGGTAGCAAACCGGATCAGGCAACGTGACCCAAGGGCAGACATCAACAGCCATTGTTCGGTATGCCGACGCGTACTGATCTCGCACGGTCTCAGCGACCGTGACGCAGTAGGCGCTTGGAGGCTCCTCCTCGAGCACTGGGCCCGGAGCGGCAACGATGCCTATTCAACGCTGAAACACCATACGGAGAACCTAGGCGGCGCACGTGACGTTGCTAAAGTTGTCCTACATCGACTACAGGGAGTTGCATAATGTCCGAAAGACTAGAAGATCAGATCCTCCAGCAAGTGCTTGTTATCCAAGCCCTACGCCTACGTATCGCTCGCATGGAGTCGATTTACACTACGCCAACCGTTACCCGCTCCAATGGAATGAATGGAACGACCGAAGACGGACGCCATAGACGCGACACTATCGTTGATTTAGGCCCTGCCGAGGCACGTTGTGTCACGGATCGTGACGTAGATAGCGCCGAGGATGACTCGTGATTAACTCACGTTCAAAAGGTAAAAACGGCGAGTTAGACGCCTGTAGAGCCCTTGGAAAGTTGTTTCCGTTCAAATGGGAGCGAACGGCCCAGCGCTATGGAAAGGGTAAAGCAGATATCGAACCGTGCGTACCGTGGAAAATCCATGTAGAAGTGAAGCGCAGGCGAACGGGTTACACGTACGTCTATTCGCGTCTAGCCAAAAACACCTTGATCATCAGCGGATCAATGCTCATGTGCAGGCTTAGTCATCTGCGCACAGTGATGGATGATTCCGTATGTCTACCTAATGTTGCACCGCGTAACGCTGGTCTTGAGGATGCCATGTTGCAAGCACGTACCGATGCTGATGCAGGCATGCTGCCAGTGGTGTTAGCGCGTCAGGATGACGAGGATTGGCTGTTGTGTTGGCGTGAAGAACACGATACGAGACTCATGGAAGAGGTACGCACATGGCTAGGCGATGGCGATACGAAGGTGGTATAGGTAAGCCCATTAGCATGATTAACACCATTCGCTCACGCGGTGGTACATGGACACGCACAGCCAAAGCACATAAGGCTGTGCATATGTGCTGTGCTGTGTGTGGTGCAGTGGCTGACCTTGAGACAGATCACATCGTCCCATTACATCGTGGTGGCACAAACGAATGGAAAAATTTGCAGTCGTTGTGCCGCACACATCACATTTTGAAGACTACGAGGGAGATTTGAAGGGGCCCCGTCATGGGGCCGAGGGGCCCCACAGCCCTAAGGCACCGCGGTGTGGATCCACGAAGACAGACGCGCGGCGTAAACACAGCAAGAAGCCACCTTTATGCGCCGACCTAGCCGATGCCTACGCCGAGTCGATCGCCAGCGGGAGCGCCGTCGCAAATCTGCGAATCGTCGACTCGTGCAAACGCTATCTAGCCGAAAGGAAATCGCCCTCGGCTCATCAAGTTTGGTGGAACGAACCACTAGCCGAGGAGGCTCGGGCCTTTGCCCGTAAGTGTGGGCAAGGCGTTGAGGAGGGCGCCGGGACGGCTTTGGAGTGGATGCCGTGGCAATGCATGGTGGCAATGATCTTGCTGGCTCGGCGCCGAATCGTGGCCGACGTGAAGACCGACACACCCGCTACCAAGGCGCTGCTGCTGGTAGTGGCGCGTGGCAACGGTAAAACCGAGTTTGCCGCGTCCATGATTATGGCGGCGATGCGTAACGGATCGCAAGCGCTTGAGTTCTCATCTGTTGCGCCTGATGGACGATTGGCTCAAAAGACTTTTGAACGTATGGCGACCATGTGTAAAACATTAGCGCTTGACGACACCGACGAAAATGAAAAGGTATGGCGATCGTCGGGCGGTTCAACGCCAGCGCACCCGGGAAAAGTTGTGCACGGTGGAAACCGCTACATCTCTTTGCCATGCACGGATCGCGCCCTCGACGGTTTGACAAGTCGACTCACGATCGCGGACGAGTGCTCGCGCATGGACCGGGCTTTTGGTCGTTTATTAACTGGTTTAGCCAAGTTTGCGACCTCGCAACTGTTGGCGATCACAACACCTGATCCGGAGCAGAAGACGCGACCAATATGGGGCTACTGGCAAGCGTGCGAGGCAGCAATAGCCGACGGAACACCGTATCCGGCTGGCTGGTGGCCCATGATTTACGGCTTAGATGCCGACGACCAAGCCTCAGACCCTGCCGTATGGGCGAAAGCGCATCCCGGATTGGGCGTGATTGTTGACCCGACGCAGTTGCAACTGGCCGCGCAGACCATGCTAAACACCGGAGATCCGGTCCAAATAGCAGAGTTTGAAACGCAGTTGGCGTGCCGATATCACGAAATTGCGACAACGGATATTGATCTCGCAGTGCTAGAACGGCAAATGGTGGACTGTGACTGGGACCGCTTGCGCGGCGCACCCGCGGTGATTGGTCTTGACCTGAGCCGCGGTGGTTACGGAAGTCAACTTGACTTGACGGCGCTCACCATCATGGTCGTCGATGGCGGCATCATCCGTGCGCGGAACGTGTGCTGGTGGGCTGGTACTGACATTGCACTAGACGAAAAGCGCTGCAAAAACCCGCTCCAAGTGTGGATAGAAGCGGGATACCTGCGAAGAATGCCGGGCGAATGGCAGGATATGAGCATTGTCGAGGCTGAAATCGAGCACCTAATGACGCTTTACGACGTGCGAAAGATCGGCGTAGACCCACATCCAGCGCAAGCGCGAGACATTAAACGGTGGCAAGATCGAGGATGGGCCATAGTCCCAGTAGACCAATCGATCCGCACGATGGCACCAGCATGGAAACTGTGGGGCGATCTACTCAAATCCAAGCAACTTTTTTACAACTCGCTTGATCCGGTACTCACGTCCGGTCTAAACAACGTGCGACTAATCCGCGACAACGTGGGCAACACGCGACCAGTGAAGGGACGCAGTGCAGGAAATATGGACGTCATCGTCTCCGGAAACATGGCAGCGCTTTTGATGGAACACCACCAAGTGCGCGAATCGACCGGGCTCAGTACCAGCGCGTGCCCGATTGGTTAAGAGTGTAAGTCTAAAATAATCGCTTGACAGTCTGCGGCGTACTTGTTCCATGCGTTTCAGTGAGCATCTTCGCACGATTCTTTGGTCTTAAATCAGGCGTAGTCGTCTATGCACGGCCCGAACCTGTAGCGACTCCGGCAATTCAAACGCTTCCGGCTGTTGTAAGAGCCATCAATTTGATATCCGCGGATATTGCGCGTCTGCCTTTTAGCGTCATCAATTCGGATGGGCAGATTGTCGACTCGCCAATCACGCAACTGATGACGCGCGACTCTTCGCGCTGGCAATCCGGCTACGAGTTCCGACGCTACATAACATCTACTGCGCTGGATGCAGGAAACGGGATTGCACTAATTCGGCGAGACAGTTCCGGAACCGTTGCAGAATTGCAACCACTGCCCAGCAGTTCCGCGCAAGTTGAGTTGACCGAGAACGGCGTTGAGTATCGCATTGGATCTACGACGCTTCAAGCGGATCAAGTGTTGCACCTTGGTTGCTATCCGGACCCTCTATCGCCATCGTGGTATATGAGCCCGTTGCAAGCGTGCCGTAACGCTATGCAACTTGCAGCGGATCAAGAAGCAGCCCATTCCAGTCTAATCCGCACTGGTTCCACGGGAAAAGTTAGCATCAGTCACCCGGGCGCAATGTCCGATCAAACGGTGCAAGCCATCCGCGACGCATGGGCAACCATGCACGCTACAGCGGATGGTGCCTCGCGCCCGCTGATCTTGCGCGAGGGCATGAAAGCCGAGCGAATCAGCGGAGAATCATCGCTAACTTCGCTTGAATCGCGGCGCTTTTCAGTGCAGGAAATTGCTCGGGCATTCGGCGTACCGCCCGAAATGCTTTACCAGCAGGGCGGCGGCGCCCTTGCATCGCAATCGGAAACCGCACGCGCCTACGTCGATGGCGCACTAGCCCAATGGGTAAGCGCGTGGGAGTCGGAGATCACGCGCAAACTTTGCGGACCCGGCGAGCATGCAAGGCTTGATACCGACGTCCTGCTCCGCGGCAATATGCGCGATGCGGGTATGGCGCTGTCGAAACTTGTACTCGCCGGGATTCTGTCTCCTAACGACGGTAGGAAGCGTATGGGCTTGCCTCCGATCGCTGGCGACCAATTTGATATCCCGAGTGTCTCTATGCCGGGCGGCAATAGCGCCATGCAAGGCGACAACGCCACTGAGAACATCGATGGAGGTGAAGACAATGCTTGAGATCCGTACAACGAAACTTGAAATGCAAGGCGACAAGATCGGCGGATACGCCTCGGTCTATGACGCTCCTAGTCACCCGTTGACCATTCGCGGCATTAATGGCGGTAAGCCATTCACCGAGCGCGTTCAGCGCGGCGCGTTCGATTCGTCACTCAGTAGCAACATCTCGCTCCTTGTCGGTCACGACACGCGCGACTTGCTTGCGAACACGAAGAGCGGATTGCTGCAACTGCGCAGCGACGCGCACGGCCTCGCTTTCGAAGTGACCCTACCGCCAAACAATCAACGCGCTCAGGACGTGCG